GTCAGACGATCTCGTTCGTCCTGAACACCGACCCGATCGGATTTACGATCGCGGAGGTGGTGGGCGACTTGGTCGGCCTGGCTGACTACGTGAAGGCGAACAGCAATGCCATCGCGACGGCTTGGGCCGGCGGAGAGAGCTAGACGAAGGTCAGAGGAGGGGGGCTTAATCAGCCCTCCTCCGACGACTAAGTCGAAACTCTTTTCCGCAGGTTTGAGCCTAGTGGTGGCTGTCGCTGCTTCTGTGATCAGTGCGTGGCTAAGGAATCAACTACCACCTGAGTAAGGAGGAGCTGATGAAAAGCCTAATGCACTTCTGGCAGATCGTCCTCAGTAATGCGGGGACGAGATGTGGCGTTTGCACCACTCATGACGCTGAAACTGTCATGAGTCGATTTGAACACGAAGGCCTGTCGTTTCTGACGATTGCCTTGCCTGTGTATGCAAGGGACTTCGAAAGAGGTCTTGACGCTGGACAGGTCACTCCCAGTTCCTTTCCGGGATTTCACCGGAGGAAAGGTCTCCCCGCATTTCTGGGGGGTTTCCTGGAGTTGGTGTTCGATCGTGAAACTGGATGTCTACTCGACGACCCTGATCTAGAGGCAATTATCTGCGTCAGACAGCTCACCATGCTGTTTGGCAAAGTGAAAGTTGAGTGTACCGCGAGGCGCACTCGGCGAGCTTATAGGTCATACGTCGAGACTGAAGTACAGGTTGCGGAAGCTGACGAAATCCGATCTCTCTCCCACACGGAGGATTTTCGGAGGTTCTCTCGTCTGCTTTATGGACAGCTCCTTTCTAAGGTCGAGGAATCGATCTTTTACGGTGACATCTGGCCGAAACATGGGTCAGGTGCCACTGCTGACGGACTCCGGGGAAACTCGAAATTCGCCCAGAAGGTCTGGACTACCAAGCTTGAGCCTCTATTTCCTTTCGAGGAGTATGCTCTACTTGGGATCACGAGGTCAGAATTTGACCTTGATGACGTGACCTGGCTTGAGCCTGGCGCAGAGGTGCCTGCAAAAGTCACCTCTGTACCTAAGACCTTGAAACGCCCGCGACTCA